TATTTCTCTGGAAAAATTTTCAGCGCCTAACGCAATCACATCTGCGGTCAATTCTAGATTTGAACCATAGTACTCTTGCCAGTCGCTTTCAACTTTGCTGCGTATGCGTTTTTTCTTTTTGATGCCGTTTTTTTGCTTGACTACTCGATAAATTGTTTTTGAGAATTTGGCCAGTTTTTTGCCTATATATCTGCGTCCGGTGAGATTGTTTGTGATCAGATAAACAAATCCTACACATGATTCGGGCAATGTCTCCACTGGGGTGTTTTGATATAGCCATGTCATGTAAATTAAATTTGTTTAGTTTGGGTCTTATAGTTATGCCTTTTACCATGAAGTTGCATATTTTTTGTCGACCGCAGCACTAGCGCACTTGGATTGGCATTCATACCACCGATAAGTTTCTAATTCTGTTGTCCAAAAAGTATCTGCCAGTACGTGTTCTAATGTGTGATTATGTAGATTGAATTTTTCTGCCTGTTGTTGCCATTCTTGATTGTGTGCGTATCTGTTTGCTACCCAGCAGCAGGGGAATAGTCTGCCGCGGGCATCTATATATAACCCCTTGTTGCCTATTTTACACAACGGAGTAACTCCGTTTTTTGGTTGTGTTTCTTGGAATAATTTAATGTTTTTTAAACTGATTGGTGTTGGTAATTTTTCAGTAAGATTCATGATCTCACGTTCAAATCTATGTGTGCTGCTCACAAAACAATCACTGGGTTGCAAAGGATCATCTGCTCCGTAAGACGGATACACACTACCAAATTTGGTGCTGTGAGTGAGTTGGAATCGATCAACACCTAGTTGTTTTGCAAACTCTTGCATAAAGTCTAGTTTATGTTCGTTAAATTTGAAAGCAATAGCAGCCCACACAATTTGACAGCCACTGGTAGTTCTAAGTGTTTGCAACCCTGCAATGATGCTATCGTAATTGCTATTGACTCGATAGAGGTTGTTGCTGGCATTGTCATATCCGTCAATGCTAAAATGTACGCTGTCGTTTTGATCTAGTGTTTTTCCTAGTTCTGTCCACCAGTCAAGTTTTTTGTGACTGCCGTTGGTAACAATCACAATCTCTAAAGGTCGAATGCTCTTTAGATATTGAATAATTGGCACAAGATCATGAGCATAGATAGGGTCGCCATCATCTCCACAGAATGTAATTTTCTCTACATTTGCCAACACAAACTCAGGAGTAAAGTTTTGTTTAAAAAATTCTAAATCTAGTTCGGTGTTGATAACACCGACGGGAACTTCTTGACGAGAACATCGCGGACAAGCCAGAGTACATTTACTGGATACCTCAATATGAAAATGCCAAGTTGCTAAAGTCATACCAGTTCGATATCAGTATTGTAGGATGTAAATCCGTTCTCTTTCACTACCTTGAGAATGTTTTCTACCCTACTGGTCAGCTCGTCTCTGTGACTGACCAACCAAATGCTCTTGTGCCGTTCGCGGCTCATCTTCTTCAGCAGTGCAAGTGCATTCTCCACACCTTGTGTGTCCAACCCAGAATCAATCATCTCGTCGATGAACAAGATGTTGATGGGTTGATACAAACTTTCCCATACATCGCGGAACGCCCAACTCATGCTCAGGATCAACCTATTACGTTCGCCTCGACTTAGATTGTCAAAATCCAACTCGCGCCCCAGTTCCTCGATGCTCACAGTGAGATCATTCTGGAACTTCACAGTGTGTGGCAATCCAATACGATCAAGATAGTGTGTGAGTCGGCTGTTGAGATAGCTCAAGTTCTGATCAATGATCTTCTTACGCACAAAGCTATCTTTGCTGGTGAGCAGCTTGAGCAAGAACTCCTGATGTTCTTGCACTCTGGTGAATTCGTTCAAGGTATCATACGAAACCACTTGCAGGGCTTGATTCTGCATTGCGGTGATCTGTTCGCTGTAGGGATCAGTCTCTGCTGAACGACTAGCAAGATCCTTCATCAAGGTATCCAAGGTATTCTTGTGATTCAGTGCCTGCTCTAGGCTGTCGTAGAATACTCGAGGTGCTTGCCCTAGTTCGCCAAGTTCTTTCAATCTCTCCTGATGTTCAGATCGTTGCGTGTCGTTGGTCAGCACTTGCAATGCAAGTTCTTGTAGAGTCTTCTCACGCTGTGCTTTCACAATGTCAAGGCTGTTGTCGTGTATGTCTGTGCCGCAAGCAAAACACTTGTGGCTGGCGATCTGACCAAGATCTTTTTCAATCTGAGACATTTGCTTGAGCAGTTTGGCATCGTCGGCGTCAATCTGCCGTATCCAACGGATGGCTTCGTCCGCGGCCTTCTTTCGAGCATGATATGCTTCGAGATCTCTGTGTGCTTGCACTTCTGCGCCAATATCAATGTGTTCAAGATCGGCAATGCCTTGTGCAAGGTTTTCTGTGTCTTCTGTTTGTTTGCGTAGCCACAGGGTTCGGCGTTTCTCCAAGCTAGCAATCTGTTCTTCAATACGCTTGTTAGCTTCTTGCACAGCACGGATACGTAGTTCTTCTGCTTGGATAGAATCTTTGGTCTGTCTGTTGATTTCTTTGATGCGATCTGCACGCTCACTCAGCAGCGTGATGCCCAGCAGTTGTTCAATGATTGTTCGTTGTTCATTGGCTTTGAGACTCAAGAACGGCGGCGTATATGTGTTTAATGCCACGATGTGTTGGAACATGTCGTGACTCATGCCTAACACACGTTCTATGGCTTCTTGTGTTTCTCTTGAATCGCCTTGTGCTTCGTCTTGTGCTGCTTGATGTTCGTCGTTCACATAGAACCGGAGCACATTGGGTTTGCGCCCACGTTCAATCCGATAGTTCTGTCCGCTGACACTGAAGTCAAGACTGACCAGCATGTGTTTGGCATTGGTCTTGTTCACAAGATTGTCTTTGCGTATGTTCGATAGTGCTTGTCCGTACAGAGCATAACTCAGTGCATTGATAATGGTAGTCTTGCCGGTACCATTGCGAGATCCATCACCACCCATGTCTAGGTTTTCACCCAGCACTAGTGTGAGATCACTACGATCAAAGTCAATGGCCTGTGTGGTATTGCCCACACTCATGAAGTTTTTTACAGTTAGCGTTTTAATTTGAATCATTAGGAACTAAGTTTAATATAAATTTTGCAATTTCTTGATGTTGTTCAGCTGATGGATGACTTTTAAATTTAACTAACTTTTCAAAGTGCCATCTGAAATCGTAAAAATTTGTATGATCAATGCTATTATAGAGAGATTGTAATTGTTTTTCAACCTCTAAAATTTGGGTGTCGTCCATGACATCAAACGCATCTAAAAGTTCGTATTTGCAATCTGCAGATTGAGTCGATATGGTCAACAGATCAACAACTGATTGCTGATCAACAGTATTCAACAGCAGATACGGAATCTGCTGTTGCTTCAAAAAACTTTCCAAAGTTATAATCAGTTGTAAAAACTTCCAAGTATCATAGAGATAATTGCTCCAGTATTTAAACAACAAATTTTTAAATTGTTCAAGCTCTTTGTGCTTTTGATACACGGAATTTGAACCAGAGATAGAGATATCCACAGGAAAATTATTTTCTCGACGAACGAAAAATTTTCTCTCCAATGGACCAAATGCAATTATTGCTAGGTCTGGGCGATCATTGACACAAAAATTTATAGCATCAAATACCATATGCTCATTGCTTTTACCAACTTTTGCATGATTAATAACTTTTATGTCTAACATTCTTGACAAGCACGCCGGCCAAGATTGTGAAGTAGGATCTACCAGTTCATCTCCATAGGTATAACTAGCACCATCAACATAGATCATGTTATCACCTTGTTGATAGATTCAAACACCATTAGATTTCCTTTTTTGCTAAAATGATTTATTAACCCAGGGTGTTCTTGGAATATTTTTTCAAACGATATAAAATTACAATCAACAAATTTAAAATCTTGTGGTAGACCAGTGATATGTATTGCTGTTCCTTTAAACGACTCTAAGTATTTTATTTCATAGCCGATGATAAGATCATGTACAAAAATTGCATACTCGGGCAAGAAAAATTTTTCAAAGTAGTCAGCAACACTCTGTAAAGTTTTATTTTTAGATTGCTTGATATCTGAGTAAATTAGATCACAATCCTTGTGTAAAACATCATTGTAATGGTCTGGATGTGACTCTATCGGGATTCGGAAAGGACTGGTATGCGATAAAATAACATAATCAAATAATGATAAGTCGGCTGCATATAACTGTTTCCAAATTTTATATTCACTGCATCCAGCTTGACTCAAATTGGTAACTTGATGAGTATCGGCCAACAGAATTGGCCAACCTTTATAGTCCTGATGTTTAGCTGACCAATCTGCGCTAAAACTGTCTCCACAGATTAAAATTTTTTTAGCAGTAGAATTCATAGATTCTGGTAGATCTTCAGCAGCAGTTTATTGTCGTAGAATTCTGATTCAATGTTGGTAATCTGATCTGTCACAATCTGATCTACCGATTCAAACTTGATCTCACCAGGCGCCATGTCGGTATCCACTGATGAGTTCTTGTTCGGTATCAAGGCCATCTCTCTGAGGTTGTAATCTCGAATATATGTTTCTTTGATGTAGTTGGCCTCTTCGTATGAAATCTCAATGTCCAAATTAACACGCACATGCATCCT